GGCATACCCAGACCTCTGATGTGTTCCACCGGGTTTATGTGGATGCAGGCCCGACGAAGGAGGAGTCAGAAGAGTTCTTTGGGATACTCCCGTAGGTGCGTAACTTCTAACGGACAGGGGGGTTATATTTCTGATACCCTTGTGCTTATGAAGATCATCAGGTGGGCGAAATACTATGATAAAATTCATGCGGTAATATCCGAGGACTCCTCTCTAGGGTACGCCACTTTAGCTAGAAAAGCTCTAGAACGAATAGGAATTGAACCGCATAAAGAAAATATCGATAGGTTACGAAAGTGGATTAAGAGGAATATGTTTGGGGAGCAAAAGGATGAGTCTACTGACTCCAGTACAGATACTCAGGAGTATGGATCTTCACAACAGATGACTGCCCTGCACCCCGACACAGGAAAAGTGATGCCAATCCAAGAATACTGTAAACACTATGGGCTCAATCCCGATGATGTCACCAGTCATAAATTAGTCTCCCATACCGGCGTCCCTTATTACAATGTCGTATTTCGAAAGCAAAAAGGCGGCGTCTCTCGGGACCAGGTCGCCAAATATATTGAAAGGGCGTTGAGTCAGTTTAAGCCGAAGGATGAACCTATTTCAATTCGAGGCACCCGGCCTGCAGTGCATTGCATTTCTGATATCCACATTGGTCAGCGGGTAAAGAAGGATGAGATGATCAACCTAAAGGAGTATACGCCGGAGGTCGCCTGCCAAAAGCTTCGAGTAATTGCGGACCTGATCAATGCCCAACCTAATTCCGAGAACACCCTGATCCTCTGTGGAGATATCCTGGAGGCAGTGCAATTGATGCACATTTCTCAGTACCGGGAGATTGATGCTGATTTAACTGGGGCGAAGGGGATAAAGTTGGCGACCCAAATGCTTCATGAACATCTCCTCAACCGGATATATAATCTAGGTAAGATCTATCTGCCTTCATCAAATCATGGGCGTTTAGGTGGGTCTAATAAGGATGATGGTAATCGCGGGGATGCTGAACTTCTGATTGCTCAATTCCTTGAGGGAATTGGATATGAGACCGAGTACGCGGATGCCGTTGGTAAATTCAAAATGGGCAACATTTCTTTTATGTATACCCATGGGCAATTACCACTCCTTAAAAAGAGTGCCGCTCATTTGATTCAGGAGTTCGGGTACATGGACCGGGATTATGTCTGTATGGTTTCTGGTCATACTCACAATCATGGAGCCGAGACCTCTACTATCGTCAGAAACGTGGGTCGGGGTTATATTCACTTATCAGCACCAGCGATCACAACTGGCGGAGAATACTCGGTAGACTCTGGATTCTCGAGCGGGTTCTCCGGGTTTCTCTCAATCGTGGAGTCTGAGACAAAATCAGTACACTATTCGTGTTACTCTGTATAAAAAGAACCCTGTCCCCCGCTTAAAAGGGACAGGGCTTTAGATACAATGTCCTGCTCAACGTGAGCAGAAAGTTAGGTGCAAACTGATGCGAGATTTGAACTCGCATTTCCCTGCTGTACCGCCGGGGTGCTCTTTATCGGATCGCTCCGAAGTCTCTCTCCCTTCCGGGTCGCCAGTATTCATTTCTGGTTACATCAATCAGTTTGCGAAAGTGTTTTGTCATTTTGGTGACGTAGTAAAAGTGAGATCTGGATGGCACGAAATCGTCATCGGTCGGTATTTCCTATGTGCCTATTGTTTGCGATATCAACCTCCCACTGCTCCTCAAGTTGGATGAGCTTGCAGTATTCTGATAGGTTCTGTGGGTAATTTTTCATACTTCCAGTTCGTCTGCGATTAACTTCGAGTACCCTTCGATGTCTCTCCAGTTGTCTGCATACTCAGGATCACCGTTACAGATCCTGGCGATCTTTACGCAGATCATATTAAGGGCGTGGAACTTTGAATCGCTTAGGTCTTCACCATGGTCATTGATGATTGTCTGGAGTTTGACCGTGATTGCAGACTCGTTCTCAAATCCACCGTACTTTAAACCACGTTCCTCAAGAAGGGTGTTTATGTGGTCACACTTTGTGACCTCTTGCAAGTCCTCTGCGGCTTGCTGTTGGCGTTGGGAAAGAGGATTGTCTTTCGTGTTGCCGTAATGAGATGTTTGAATAGCGTCAGAAACTACCATGCACTCGGTCAGGTAGTTACAATTGTAGCAGGAATTCTCTACAGCAGATTGTGGTATCCGGACTTCCCCGGACCCAAAACATTTAGGTTTCTCTGAACTCATTTCTTTTTCTTCTCCGGAGGTTCTGGTTTTTCGCATAATTGCCATGATACATTTTTTGTTCCGTGCTGTATGAAAATATAATTGGATAATTCGCCCCTCACGTTTCGCATCCCCGCCTTGTTCTGGCGTTTACAGAGGTCCAGGCGAAAGGTCCGGGGCGTCCCTTCCTTCACCTGCAATTCGGCCAGGTTGATCATTTCCCGACAGGTATTGGCGATGATACTGGAGCCGAAACCCCGGTACGCCATGTCGGACGCCGTCATTGCATCTGCTGTTCGTGGGTCCATTGTCCCCTTCCCTGTGTGCTGGATCAAGCCAATCATGGTCCCGGTGTCCTTAGCCAAGGGGACTAACATTTGGGCGAGCCACTGGGTAACGTATTCCTGATCGCTCAGGTCTCCGCCAATGTACATCGATATCGGGTCCACCCAGAGGATATCGGGTTCGTGCCTCTCGATGGTATACTTGGCGATCCTTCCAAAGTCCATGCCGACATGCTTCATAACCCGGCGGAAGATCAGATTCTCCTGTAGACTCTCCTGATCCCGGGCGGATAGGTTCAAGGATTTAAATACTCCTTGGTACTGGTCCGCCATGTCTCCCTCGTCATTCTCGTATTGCATGACGTAGGATTTAAGTGGTCGCACAGGTTTGATTCCAAAGAAGTCGCGGCCCAATGCCCATGACATGATCCCCTGCATAATTAGGGTCGATTTCCCGGCTCCAGTAGGTCCGACAAATCCGAAGACCCCACCTTTGCACAACCATCTCTTCCCGAGCATGTTGTTGGGGTCATTCTCTACATCAAAATTCTTTAGGAAGTCCGGTCCGAATTCGGGAGGTTCCTCAGATTCGTCCTGAGCCATTTGCCACTCATCGAAATCCCGTGGACCAATCCCCAATCCTATAAGCTTCTGCTCTTCATCCCCACGCATGGCACCGGGCAGGCGGGAGTATCGGGATGGGTTCTTACACTGAGTGTCTACCTTGAACTTTTCTGGTAATGCATCGTAGATTTGCTGGCGGCGTTTATGGTACTGCTGTTCGTTTGCAGCATCCACCCGGACCCAAGCATGGACCGATTTCCCCCCGGAGTCGATTAATGCCGCGATGGGGATTCTAGCGTTCCTGAGCATTAATTCCTGCTCTTCCTTTTTCCCCTCGTCTGACTCCAGTAGAATGTATCTAAAGTCGGTAACATCGTTATTCGTGCCGCCACTCCCCATTTTTATCGGGTTAATCCGGATGTAGTATCCAGTCGCATCCTCTCCACCGAACTCAGTAGGGTGAAGTTTATCTTCGTCGCCATCGATCCCCGCAATCCAATCATCCCGAGTAAATCCGTTCATCCCTGCTCCTTCTGGGCGATCACCAGTATCCCTTTTGGTCAAAAACTCAATGGAAACATAATCTTCGGGTTCAAAAATGTACTTCAGGAATCGTTCGGTATCGTCAGGGATTTCTGTATGAGTCGGAACAGGCTTATGAAATTTTCGTTTTCCTACCAATTGACGTTCGCTTCTTACATCTGCCTTCCCGAGTTCAGATCTCAGAATTGCGTTTATTTTATCAATCTCTGGTTTGCAGGAGTCGTGGAAGCAGTGAATAGTTGGGGGTTTCCCGTCACCCACGGTGACCTTACAATCCTTCGGACCATTAGACGTAGTGTGAAGGTGTTCGCCGGGGCATTTACAGTATCCTGTAGTGGAGTCGTCCCAGTCGATTGCTCCGAGTATATCCCCGGCGATTTCTCTGTAGTCCGTAGGTCCGTCATCTGATGATGATGACTGATGACTACCTTGCGATTTCCAATTTATTTTCATTCTTTTTCTTTCCTATTCTGCTCGATATAAATTGTGAGGCTTCCTCGAAGGTCGCCATCCCTATCATTCGCTTCCTTGTTTCATCGTCTATTTGTGAGTACATACCTCCGCCATCTGGATACTTTAGTTTTGTTAGTAATCTCACCTGTTTCGGTCGGGCGAATCCCTCCCGTTGTCTCATAAAAAGTAGATCCAGCACCTTACTGACGTGACCTCGATTAGAGATCCCCACGTCATCCATTCCAAACTTTTCGAGTGCCTGGAGTTGGGACTGAGTTGGAGGCTCCATCTCCCACATTGTCTCTGGTTCATAGTCAGCAATTTCAACCGCATTGATCAGGTTAAGGCAGAAGTCCAAGGCGTCCACTGTCCGAGCCCGTTTCCTACGGTTGGCTTCCAGTTCTTCCTGAAGCTTGGAAATACGTTCCTCTTCTGCATCCTCCTCCATCTGGAGCAGGTCACTCTCTTCCTCGCCCATCATATGTTCGTCCATGTAGTCCGCCGTCTCGGGTTTGGATGCAATCAATCGAGCTGGAGTGATGATTTTGTGGCGATCCGTCAGGTAGAGTGGATCGAGTAATAAAAGGTTTTCCTTCCCGGGGGCAATCCGGGTGCCTCTCCCTACGCATTGCTGGTATAAGCTCAGAGACTTTGTTGGCCTGAGCATGAAGACACAGTCGGTCTCCGGGTGATCCCAGCCTGTTGTCAAGAGGCTGGCGTTACAGACGACCTGAGCCGATCCGTGTGTAAATTCTGAAAGTGCATCCCTATCCACGCCATCTACGTGTACCGCATACAATCCTGCCCGGTGACAGGCATCCCGAAATTTTTTTGAGGTCTCAATCAATGGTAGGAACGCCACGGTCTTTCTATTCGAAGCGTGGGTTGCCAGTAATTGTGCAGCTTCCTCGAGATGAGGCTCCAGTACATCACCAAGGTCATCATCGCGGTAGTCCCCTCTGGACGTCCTCACGTTATTCAAATCAATTGGTAGTGGTACGGACTTGATGACGATCCGGGAGAGGAACCCCTCTTTGATCAACCGCACCATTCCAATCTCGAAGCTGATCTTCTCAAAGTAGTCGCCCAACTGTTTGCGATCTTTCCGCCATGGAGTTGCCGTTAGTCCGAGGATCTTTGCATTCGGGAAATAATTGAGAACCTTCTGGGCCTGGTCCCCCAGAGAGTTCCTGTGTGCCTCATCCACAATGATGATGGAGAAATGGTCAGGATCGTATTTCCAAAGTCGGTTCACAATCGACTGGGTCGTCCCCACCACGATCTTGCTCAGGGGGGACGCGTGGTGATTGCCCTGCTCGACGCTCACCTTGCGACCCGTGTACTGCTTGAATTTGTCGGCATTCTGCTCAACCAGTTTGGTCGCATCGGCAATGAACAGGGCATTCCCCTTGGCAATATTC